GTCATCATCCGCAAATATTGAGTATGCTTTCGTATATTCCAGAGTTGACGGACCTGTTAGCGAAGACTCTCCGTGCGCTAGTTGAGACTCGTAGAATCCCTTTCCAGTATAAGTGGTTCCGTCAGCTGCAACGTATGAATAAATGATATCTCCAAACGCCGTGGTTGCATCAGATGATGCGTTTCCACCACCACTTAAACCAAATGGTTTGGTGCAGTAAACAAACTGAGAGTTGTTGTTGATGAAATCTTTATAGTAGATTGACTCGCCATCAAGATTCTTTGCATCAGTTGCCTTAGAAAGAAGTTGGAATTTCTCAAGCAATCCGTTCTTTGGTCCAAACTTTCCTCCCGTATCGATAACAGCGAAACTAATTTCGTCATTTGAACCACCAACATTAGAAGCGAATTCTGATGTATTTGGAATCTTGTCGAATATTGAGTTAGAAGATGCAAAATCGCTTGTAGGGGTTGTTACAGTTGTGGCAAAGGTGGATAGATTTCCAACTTGCTTCATACCAAAAGAAAAGTCTCTCCGAATTCCAGTCAGTCCACCAATCGTATCAAAAGTCACCCCAACACTTTGCTGAGTTCCATTTACAGTTTTTGTGAACGTAACACCGCCAGTTAATCCAACTAGAAGGTTCCAACCCTTTATGCTTGTAGATGGTGGCGTTGAACCAAATATATCAGTCGATACTTTAGACCATGTATTTCGGTATAATGGAAATAGATTTGATGAACCAGAGGGGAAATTTCCACTATAGATCAAACTACCAAAATTAGATGGTATACCACTTGTTAAGTAGTTCTTTGTCCCAACCTCACCCGGTCTATTACCGAAAGTGAGTGTTGAATGCATATTTGTAGAATCTGCATTTAAAAACAGAATATCAACTGCTTTGGGGCTAGTTGAATTTATTTTTGCAAATACAGTTTTTGGACTGTTAGAAGAATTGCTGTATTTATTAAATGGATTGTATTTTGTCCCAACAGGAGAGATTGATTCCAACGCATAGTAGTTTTGGTTGTTGCCGCTAGGATCAGATCCGTTGTTTGTTAGGGTATAATTGCTGGATGTTGTTCCTGTTGCGTATAGGAAATTAATTGCCGATGTTGTATCCAATGAATTTATAAAAGTAGTTGGTTCAACTCCACTTGGCGGAACAATGGTAATCATTGTATATGTGTGAGTACCAGATGTAGTACCAAGAAATTCATGTCCGTTTGAATCTACAAGAACATCTGGATCCGGAGAACCGTTATAATATGTAAAAGTATATCCAATTGCTCCTGTGCTTATACCCGCCATAGTAGCGAGTGCATATCCACCAATCAGATTAAAATCGGTATATGCGGCTACCGTGGTGTTTACAGATTCGGTTTCATTAGTTGTACCGTCCCACACAATTACCTTAAGCGAGTCACCAAAATTTCCTGGATATCTCGCACGGAAATTTGCTATGGATTCAATTCCATTTTGACCAGAGAACCCACCAAGTTTTGCAAATTCTTCTTCGTTGGTTATTCTAGGATATGTGCAGTTATTGATGCTAGTTATTCCAGCCTCTTGTGAGGTTGAATTTGTCTCGCTTGATTGTTCGATTCGAATAACCTTGAGGTTGTTTGAATACTTCAAAAAGTTTGCTGCTGCGAAGAAATCAATTTCACTCAAACTATCTGATGGATCAAGTGTTGGTTTTCCAAATAAAGCAGCAAGATCGCTTTCTGATGTTACGCGGTTAGCAACTAGGCACGGACCCCAGTTAAATGTTCCAACCATACCACCACTGTTAAGCGATTCTGGTTGAACGAATTGTGAAAGATCGATTTCCGATACATTTACACCTGGGCTTAGTTGTGTTGGGATTGGACTAGCCATTTGCTCTCCTATTAGATGATCTCAGTGAAGGTGCTATCTGTTCTCGTTGCGATGAAGTTCAATTGAATGAAGTTAATCGACCTTGCTGGCTTGATGTAAATGTCTGCCACGAACTGATTGTTGTCAATCACTTGACCAGTATTATTTGTTTCATCACAAATAACTCTAAAGTCCGTAATTCCTCTCTGTGCTTGAACATTTCTGAGATATGGAATGACTAGATTGCGGAATTGAGAACGAGTAAACTCATCGTTAACTTCGAACAATGAGTATTTAGCGGCAGTTGCGATAGTCTTTTCAAGAGTGATGAAAAGGCGACGAACATTGATACGATCAAACGCACTCGGCTTCTTCAATAGAGTTTTATCTCCAAAGAGAATGGTTCCTTCTCCGCTGAATGTTGCAACTGGATTGACTCCCGCAACATAGAGAAGATCGCGCGATGATTGATCTGGATTAAAGGCTAGTTTAATTGAATTTCTTATAGTTCCGCGATTGAGTCCTGCTGGTGAGAACCAAGCCTGTGTTGCCGATTCACTTCTTGCACAAAGACCAGCAATATCGGAGTTCAATGGAATATAACGGAACATGTCATTGTACTTATCGTAGATGTACTTCCATCCACTATCCATGACGATATAGGATGAATTCATTCCATAAGTTTCATTTCTTGTTGTAATGACACTCGAAGTGGCTTGAGCCTGTGTCTTGTTCAAAACATCGCTAAGTGTTGGTGACACAAACAATACACAGTCCTTGCGCTCATTGACAAGATCTGCAAGAAGTTTGACTGTTGTTGCATCAGATCTACCCGATATGAGTAGTGATATATCTACGTTGTCGCGATCAAGGAACTTACTGTATCCCTTGGTGAAGATATTTGCTGTTGTCGATGATGCACCAGTTCCTCCACTTAGGCTATAACGAGAAACCTTTGCGGCAGCATAGCCTCCGCTGATATCAGAGAAGGAAGTTGTGAGATCTTTAGCAATGGTTTCACCCCAAAGTTGCTCCAAATCACCAGCCCAAATATAGTTTGACTGTGTGTTGATTACAGAAGTAACATAGTTTGGTTGACCATCGTTGTTGCGAGCATCATATGCTTTCGAAACATTTTGGAATGTTTCTAGAATTGTTCCCTTGGTCCCCGTAAACAAACCATCTTCATCGATGACCACAACATTGAGTTCGTCGTTTGCGCCACCCTTGGCGGCGGCTTGTGTGCTTGTCTCGGCAGTTAGTTGGAAAAGATCCGCATACTTACTACGGAACTTCATGCTTGCGCTTAGACCAATTGTACTCGCAATATATGTCTTTGTAGTGACAGTATTTCCTGCGGCAGAATCAACAAGGAAAGTTTGTGCAAATTGATTTGTTTGGAAAATCAATTTGTCGTTTTCTTCAAGGGTTCCGCCAAGAACTGTAGAGAATCTGATGGTATTTGTTCCGATTGATGCCGTTGCACCAACAGTAAGTGTGGCTTCACCGTCACCATCGATCACAACAACTTTCAGTGAATTTCCCAATACTCCTGGATACTTGGCATAGAAAGCAGCCGTAAGTCCATCAGTGCCACCAAGAACATCTTCATTGGCATATTGCAAACCAGTAATACCGGAAGAATTTGCATTGGTTTCATCGCTGCCTATAGCACGAACAACCCGAAGATCGCGACCGTATTGAAGAAAGTTTGCTGCACAGTGGAAATCGATTCCGTTATCATCACGGAGAGGCTTTCCGAAAACTCTTACCAAATCGTCTTCTGATGTGATCGTGACTATTTTTTCTGCTGGACCCCATTGAAATACTCCAGCGATTGCCGCTGTAGTACTTGCAACATTTGGTGTGACATTTGTGAGGTCAATTTCCGAATAATTCACACCTGGGCTAAGTTGTACGGGAATTCTGCTCATTTTGTTCTCCAGATGATTCTATCATGTATGTAGTAAATTTTAGTATTTCACTCAATACCATGAGTTCATGTTGGAGTCTCTTTCTCTGAACCAGAGAGAGCCATCTTCTCCCTTTTCAGGAACAGAATCGTCCACACCATCATCAATAAAACCAAAAGGAGTCATTTCCTCCTCAAGTTTGTCTATAGTTTCCTTGTAGACATCTTTCCTAATATCAAGGGACGACAAGTCCTTAAAATATGGTTGTGTTGATAGCCACCCAAACAAAACCAAGGTCATAACAAGGTCATCGTTGTATCCGACCTCTGCCTCAAACGAGTTTTTCTTGGAAATGAACGCAAACAGTTCCTTAATCACATCAAAATCCTGAATGATCATTCTATCTGATTCAATCAATGACTTTAGAATGGAACAGCCAGTTCTCTTGACAACCTCAGTTGTTCTGACTCCAAACTGACTCGTTCCAGATCCAAATCCCCCGTCGAGTACCTGTCCTTTTCTTCCGCGCATTGTAGACGAGAGGAGATTTTCATACTCCATTTCAGCATGAAGTATGTCTGCCACCTGACCACCCATGTCGTTGATTTCAACAAGAACATGGGCATTGTTGTACTGCTTTGCTGCCACATGGATGGCATTTGGGAAAACCATAGGGGACATATTGTTGTTCCTGAAGGTGGCTACGAGTTTGTATGGAGCCGCCGTAATGTCCATGATGGTAAATGCCGAATAGTCCTGTCCAGTTCCTCTAGAGACATCCACACACATCACATATATGTGCTTCTCCTCTGGTTTGGCATAGACCTTGAATCCCTCTCCGTTTTTGAACACAGGGTCGATGTATGCC